CTTGAAAGTCAAGGTCTTGTGCCGTTACTTGTGAGTCAACATATGCTTTAATTGATTGTTGAGTGGCAAGTGACGTTGCACTATCTGAAGCCATATTGTCTTCATCAGCAATTGCAGTAATACCAGAAAGTAAGTTTAACTCTGTGGCAGTAGAATCAATAGCAGCTAATTTAGTAAAGTCTGCTTGAACTAGACCAGTAACTCCGTCTAGTAAATTTATTTCAGCTGCAGTAGAAGTTATAGCAGCTAATTTTGTAAAGTCTGCCTGTACTAATCCAGAAACGCCATCTAGTAAGTTTAATTCTGTGGCAGTAGCAGTTAATGCTACGTCTTCGTTTATCTTAGGAGATGTTAATGTTTTGTTTGTAAATGTTTGTGTGCCTGCTAACGTAGCAACTGTAGCGTCTATGGCAAAAGTTAATTCGTTATCAGCAACGGTTGTGTCAATACCAGTACCACCAGTAAACGTTAAAGTTTGACCTGTTGTAAATGTATCGTTTGAACCACTATCAGCAGCAAGTGTAAAGTTACTTGACGCTGGAGCAGCAAATGAAAGATTACCAGAACCGTCTGTAGTTAATAAGTGGCCACTAGAACCATCTGTACCAGGTAGAGTAAACGTTAAATTACTTGCAACACTATTGGGAGATTTTAATGCTACAAAATGTGTACCGTTATTAGTACCTTCGTTGAATTTTATTGTACCACCAACTGTAGCAGAATTACCTATTAGTAATTCGTCTATTGCTTTATTTGAATCTACTATTAAAGCAGATGAAGCTGTTAGTGTACCATGTGCGTGATCTAATAAAAGTTTGTAATATTGACCACCAATTTCTATTGCGGCGTTTGATGTTGATGTATGATCTCCAATGAATAATCGTAGACCATTACCACCAGTGCCTGTACTGGCTGCTGATGTATCGTAAACGTAGGCAAGTTCCCCTTGCTCTAGACCTGACGGTGCCGATGATCCCGTGGTTCGTTTAATCTTTATAATTGTTGCCATTTAATTCTCCCTATTAAAATGTGCCACCGTTTAATATTAAATTACCACTTTCAGTTTTTATTTCAGTTCTCGTTACAAATTTTTTAGTTGTATCATCATATTGAATCATTGCACCATCGTCTAGCGTTGCCGCATTTACGTCAGTCAATCCAGTAAGTTTATTAACACTACTTTGTAATTGACTAACCGATGGTGAAGTTACAGAAACGTTTTTCGGTCCTGTAGTATTATTATTAATTGTAGCAGTTGTATTAGTACCTGTACTATACGTTGCAGTAATATTGTTTGACATTTTTACCTGTTAATACTGTGTTGTTATAACAATATTTATAATAATTAAGGTATCTAAATCAATTACAATTATGTATTATCTACTACTTTTTTTCTTTTTCAGCTTCTACTTTAGGTTCTGGTTTTTTAATCTCAATACCTAATTCGTTTGCGATAGCATTATCATAGTGAGCTTGTAAAATTGCAATCTTTTCTAACTCTAAAGATAGTTTAATTTTAGTTGCTTGTAGGTCTTGTCTAACTATAATAGAATTGTATGTTTTAGTTGACAAATCACTTCTTTTATAGTCTTTACCGTCTATAGTAAATGTTGGTTCTGTCGCAGGTGCTGTTGTTGAGTTGATATTTTCACTACTCATGTTGTATTTCTCCTAGTTATTATACGTTAGGTCTAGTTGTAATTAGACCTTCAATTATTCTTGTTACTGTTCCTGAAGAATCTGTTATGTCTAAATCATAAACATATCTTGCAGGCGCTTCTAAAGCAGCCGTTTGTGTTGCAGTTAATGACATTGTAACATTTCCTGATGTTCTATCACTATCAAACACAATAGTTAAATCTGTTCTTGTTCTTGTAGAACTATATCCCAATGCCATCTTTGCAGTTGCCGTATAACCCGTCAAATCTAACGCTGTTCCTGCGTTATCCTTTACTGTTACAGTTGAACTGAAAGTTGTACCTTGATCTATATTATAATTAGCTGTTGCTGCCATAGTAGTATTTATACGCATAAATAATAGTATTATACAAATGAGGTTAAAATTATGGCAATAGATATTCAGTTTTTATACAGAAATCTAGTGGATCCAAATAAGGCCTATGAGTCAGTTGACGATTTTTTTGACTCTACATATACTGGAACTACAGATGAAGAAGACTTACAAAAACACAATGAAGTGAATAGTAAGTACATATATGAAAGAATGAGTGTACTTACACCTGATAAAAAAGGAGTTGTAACTGTAAGAAGGTTTGATACTTCTTCACATTACAATGAATGGAAAAAACAAAGAAGTGTTTTGCCTAACATAGATTTTAATATATCTGAACAAGAAGGTTTTTTCATAAACATAAAGCAATGGGGCAACATAGATTTAGAAAGACAAATAGAGGAGTTTAACTAATGGCAACACATATCCAACAATGGAAACTTACAAACGTTAATTCAACAATGACGTTTGGATCAGTAGAAGAATTTTTTAATAAAAGCTCATCAGCTGATATTAACGAAGACAATATAAATTTACATATCAATAACGAAGCAACATACGTATTAGACAAGTATGCTATTTTATCTGAAGATAAAAAATTTGTAGTAGTTGTAAAAGAATTTAAAGATACAGATTCTTACAATGAATGGAAAACAAAAGCAGCTGAATTACCAGTTATTGATGATCTTATAGAGTCTGAAGAAGGCACGTTTACAGATCAGTTACCAGAAGCGTCTGTAATAAATGAAACAAACGATTAATATTTAATCAACACATATATATTATGAATGAATGTAATTATATTATCACACAAGCGTAGTCTTAACAAGACCGAAGGTCTTATCACAGCGAATTTAAATAACCACATCACATTGGTTTGTGATGTGGTGCCAAACAAGTCAGGCGATCGCTATAAACCTTTCATAAAACACATAGACGATTTAGTTGTATCAAAGAAGTTTGATATAATAGAAATCACAAAACAAATTATATCTTGTGATAAAGTGTTTTGTGTATCAGAAAATTTATTTCCTATTCAAGCACAATTAGAAAGTTATTACGGTATAAACAATATGTCTGCCTTTGCAGCTGAAGTGTTTAGTAATAAACAGAAACTTGATGATTTTTGTAGAGTAATAGGACTACAACATAACGTACCTAAAAGTATTACACCTACCTTTCATAGTCAACTAGACGTATTTGATGGCGATGAGTTTTTTACAAAACCAGATATAGGTACAGGCAGTAATTCTTTCTTTCCTAAATCAGATCAGAATACACCTATAATAGAGTATAGAAGATGGAATAACAAACATCATTTTTTAGATCATTTAAGTAAATTAAATTATCATAATGATTTTTTTGAAATCAATAAGACAGGTATTCAAAACGAAAACTTTAATAATGTACCTTGTAAAATTATGGCACAAAAATACTATTGGTCTGAAGAGCCATCTATATCACCTTATGGTTATGTTAAAGATGGTAAAGTAGATTGTTTATTCTACGTAAGAAATGCTAAAGTAAAGTATGGCGATATATTAGACTTTCATAAAAATCCTATAGATCAACATTCAATCAGTAAGAAAAGTGATATTGCAAAAGATATGGCAGTATGGTCTATACCTGTGAGTGAAGTAGATGAAGAACAACATAAAACAATGTATGGTTTCGTACAGACTATAGTTGATAAACTAAAAGTAAAAGATATGTACTTTGCAGGTCCTGACTTTCACATATCAGGTAAAAAATTAATTGCAATAGATTTTAACACACGTATAGGTCAGTTTATTAATATATTAGATAAGTTACCTGGCAATAATATATTCAACAATATAGGTAACAACAAAGAACCAGAGATTACAAATCACCTACTATGGGGTTGTACTCAATTAAAACCTGGTGTAATTAAAGAAATAAAGAATATAGAAATCGTTGAACAATATCTAAATTATCTGAATAAGAAGTTAGAAGTCGGTATGAATATACCTGAATTTCAAAATCTACAAAACAAAAAGTTTAATGTAAATCTTAACATAACTGGTAGAGATCAGCAAGAGCTGTTTGACAACTATAAGGATGCCAACCAGCTCTTACATAATTGTATTACTTACTAAAATTAGTAACAGCCTCTTCAAACATATCTATAGTTTGATTAGAACCATTCCCAACATAAGTTACAGAGCCTTTAAATTTACTATTCCACTCGGTAGTAGTAGAGAGGTTATTTACAGTAGAACGTAAATCATTTGTTAAGGCGTAGTTAGCATTAATGGTGATGATTGCGTCAACAAATCTAAAACCTAATTCACCTTTTTCTGAAAAGGCGATACATTTAGATCCATCTTCCTCTAATGCGGCTTGACGTGAAGTAATTGTAAAAACAGTATCGGCGTCTTTGCCAACATAGCCTTTAGTGGTACTTCCGCTGCCAGAATAAGGTACAACTACAAAATTTACATTATATTTTGCACCTAAATTTGTAAGAAATTTTGCAACTGGTTCTGATCCCCATGTCGCAATCTTAACAGTTTGTCCACTCATATCTTCAAGTGAATTGTATGCTCTACTACACATAAGAGTTTCATATGTCATTAAAGCTACAATGTTATCTTTAGATACTTTCGGACTTTTCAAACTATCGTCACCTGGCCATTCACTTGACCATATCGTTAAGATAGGTTCTGTGCCACCTTCAGCACCTTCTATATAAGTGTATGCAGTAACTGGATTATCTGCCTGAACAAAGTTATGGTCAGTTGTATCACCTATTGTAGAAAGAATTTGTCTGAAGACACCTTCTTGTGAACCAGGATTGATTATTTGTACTTGAGCATATGCCATTGTACTGAACAACATACTCATTAATATTAACATTATTTTTTTCATTTTATCTCCTATAAGATTATTAATGTTCTAATTAAATTTTCATAAAATAGATCGCTTAGAAAGTATCCGTAAATAATGGGACTAGTGTCCCAGCGTCTAATTAAGAAACCGATTATAGACAAAACAAATATACAGATAATCATCCATTCACGTATGGCGAATATTGATATACTTGCAATGCTAATTATTGAGAGAAGTAAGATGTTTGCTATATTTCTATGTTCTTTATAGTAATATGCAATCTTACCTAACAGATTGAAACCGTACCAGCTTAACCACAAACAAAAGGCAGTCACAAATGGTATAATATAAATTATACTTTCTAAATGTTTGACTGTATTTTGAGCGTTGAAAACGAAACCATCTTCTAACATAATATAATAAATCAAAACTTCACTTCCCGTTATAGGTATCGCTAGTATAAGCAAAGGCAATAGTGATGATAATGCGCCACTATTATTTGCTGCCTCTGCGGCTGCTATGCTTTTTAGTACAGGTTTTCTGAAGAACCTTTTAACAATATTTGCACTAGCATAACTGCCAAGAATGTTTGTTACACCTGGTATCATACCACACCAAAATCCTACAAAACTTCCTATAAGTGTAGGGGTGGCAGTATCTTTACCAACTGTAAAAGTATTTATACGTTTAGGTACGCCTACTTTGAAATTGTTTAACTTTGTTAGTTCTGGCACTATGTATAATCCTATCATCACACTTGCAAAAGGTATCCCAATTGCGAGGTATGAGTTATTGAAAGTCAAAAAACTATCAAATGTAATAGGGTCTATACCTATTTTTGCAATCATGCCTCCAAATAAAAACAATACTATTGTAAACAATTTATTCTGTTTTGTCAATAGTGTAATCATTATAATTGCAGCTGCAACAATAACTGTCTGTAATACACTATTATAAAATCTAAAAACTTCTATAATGTAAGGCAACACTAAAATAAAAACAGTAAAAGCAAATATAACTCCTACTGTACTACTTACAGCGTTAGAGGCAACTGCTAGATTGCCAAAACCTTTTAAGAATAATTTGTGACCATATCTTGCAGTACTTATTGCTGTGGCGTCACCAGGTATACCATACAGAATAGCAGTTACACTATTTGTATAATTAGTTGCAATCAAAACTGTTATGTAATACATCATAACATTGACAGGTTCTATATGCGTTAAGAAAGGATATAAAGTTGCCGTTGCAACAAATGGTCCTGCACCTGGTATCACACCGAATATGACGCCACTTAAAGTGCCTATAACAGCCCAAAATATTGTATCAAACATTAAAAGTATTTTCTAAAGCCTAGATTAAAAGTTCTATCGTATTGATTGTAACCATCTGGTCTTTCATAAGACTTATCAAAGACGTTGTTTATACTCCAAAAGAAAGTATTATTATCAACATCAATGTTGTAACCTATATCAAATGTTTCAACAGCAGGCATATCTTTTCTTGCATATGTTGAAGCGTCAATGTCTTTGTGTTTGCCAAAGTAATTAAAGTCAACATAGAAGTTATCATAATATACTGTTGATGTATTCTGCCAGTTAGGTCTTCTTAACGTGTCTTTATTGTCACCATCTTTTGATACTGTATAAGATAAACTATTACTCAATTGTATTTTACCATATGTAAATGTATTGTTTAATTCTACACCGTGTTGTTTACTTTGTTTAGTATCGTTAACATAAGTGTTTGTATCATACTTTAAAAGATTATCTATTTCTGATTCAAAATAAACAAACTTATGTTCATCTGATTTATAACCTATTTCCCATGTCTTTGATTTTTCAGGTATCAAATTACTGTTACCTAAAAACCCATAATTGTTTTTACCATACATCTCGTAAACTGTAGGTGCTTTGTAACCTGTAGAGTAACTTAAATGTACACCATTCTTTTCTACAGCAACTCTGCCTGTAGTTTGATTGTCAAATGTATCAGGTGTATCGTGTCTAATACCACTATGAAAGAAGACACCACTATCAAGTTGTTTATCAAAATTGACATAGTAACCATGATTGTGTCTTTCTTTATCTACGTTTGAATCATAACCTGCAATGTTAGTATCAAAATCTATTTCTTGTAGATTGTGTTCAAATCCTGTAGTCAAAGATATTGTTTTTTCTGGATGAAATGTATGACTAGCGATAAATGTTTCTTGGTCTGAATTGTAAATATCCTTTGTACCTTTATCGTCATATGTTCTTTTATGTTTTGATTTCTGAAAAGAAAACTCGGTATCTTTACTTTGTAAAGAGATGTATTGATTATTGAATTGCCATTTAGACGTATAGTCAGTATAGTCTGTAGATTTATCTAAATCAGATTTGTTTACAGTTTGAATTATATTAGATTTTAACATCCATTTGCCTAGAAACTTCTCTACTTGAAAAATATAGTTTCTATCAGCGATACCATCTTTTTCTGTACCATCTACTACAGATATACCATCAGTAGTTTCATTCTCTACTCTAAAGTCTATAATAAAACCTTTTGAATAATCTGCTTTACCAAGTTTTATTACTTGTGTTTTTTGACCAAAACTACCACCAGATAACTCAATATAGTTTAGACCATTTGCCTGTGTAACCATATTGATAACGCCACCTATTGCATTAGGTCCGTAGATACTACCCATAGGTCCTTTGATTACTTCAACTCTATCTACACCTAAAAAACTGTGTGCAAATAAATCTTCAGTACCATTTGGTGTTGAGTGATCTTGTATAGCGATACCATTAAGTGTAACAAGAGTATGGTTTGAATTTGTACCTCTCATAAACGTAGAAGTTAACTGGCCATCAGGACCAGATTGTACAACGTTCAAAGAAGATACTTTTTGTAGTTCGTCTTTGTCTGCTGATACAACTTCATATGAATATGTTTTATGAGTTAGATCGCTTGAGTTTCTAATAAATGATTTACAGATATAGATAATGAGATGACCATCTTCATCATATTGTGGCCTATCACCTCTACAGTCATCTGCTTTAGCGCTTGTAAAACTAATTAGTAATACAAATAATGTGAGTAATATTTTATACATAATTTTCCTATCATAACACATATCAAACTTGATACCAAAAGATTAAAATCAAAAGGTATTGCTTGTATGTAAGTTTGTAATAAATTGCCACCGTATGAGTACCATACAGCGAAGTTAACAACAACATGCCAAATCAAAACGCCTACAAACGTTGCTGTTATACTATTACTTATATGTCTGCCTAGTAGCACGAAAATCAACATACAACCATAGACAGGTATCATTAGGCCATGAAAACCTAAAAACACATCTTTAAATAACATTAAAGATAATGGTATGCCGTATTGTATTCTTTGATTACTTGTAATACTAGGTAATAATATTGCAATAGCAAATAAGGGCGTTATATTCATAATAATTTTTTATACTTTTCTGTTTGTTTGCCAGTTATCTTGGCAATAGTTCTAGGCCATGGTCCTGTGTTTGCAGTACTGTGAGGGATATTTGCCCAATCAAACCATACTACATCACCTGCTTTCCATGGTGGTACATATGTATTCCCGAATTGAATAATATGTCCTGGTTTCCAATCTTCTAACATAACAAAAACTCTACCCCATTCAGGATCAGTTGCTCTACTTGAAGATTGATCTTGTCTTTCTTTTCTTAAACCTGTCAAACTATCAATGTGTAAATGTAACATCATACCAGTAGTTTGTGTTTGTATATTAACTTGTGCGTCTTCTAAACCTAACTTGTCTGCTAAACCACATAATACAGGACACTCTTTCTTTGTTGCAGTCCACATTCTGTAGATTACAAAGTCTTTAGGTATACCCCAATCTTCTACTAGTTTATTTTCATACTCATAATCAAAATGATCGCCACCTGGTTTTACAGGACTAGGCCAATAGAAATCATATTGTTGCTTGTTTGCATATTCTAATTCCTTTGACCAGTCCTCATAAATGTTTGTAATTGTTTTAAAGTATTTACCATGATCGCTTTCTCTAAAAGGATTAAAATCATAGTTACTTTGTTTAACAGTTATATCCCACCTGTTCATGCCATACTCCAAAACGCTTTGTTATTTGTAAACAAAGTACCGTTGTTATATTTTGATCTAACTCTGGCAAACCAATACTTAATATCAACAACAAAAGTAATTCTATCGTTTGTATTATCTAAAGATTTGATTGTTCCGTGCATGTAATTCGCACTATAAATTATAGGCGTATTATTCGTATGCTCTACTCTTTCTACAACCTGGTCAAATTGATCTATAAAAATAACAGGCGACTTTGACCAATCGTTATCTTCTTCATCACTTATAACAGGAAATTGCAGTTTAGTAAAATTTTCAAAGTCCCAATGGTTAGGTATACCACCAGGGTGTACTCTACTGAAATATACTCTTGTTTCATCTATATCAACATTTATATTTTCTTTTAGTAATTTGTAAAATTCATGGTTACGATCAAACGTATTGTTTTCATCAATAGGCCAATACTGTGGTAACTTATCTTGTCTATGTACCCACTTTGTTTGATCTACTGTTTTGTATAGATCAACTAACATATCTAAATCAAATTTCATTTTATCTGCTTGTATAGAATAGAAATTAGTCATTAGATACACCTATGTTTTCTGTATTCTTGTTTAACCATGTTCCGTCAATTGCTTTTCTAAAAAATTCTGTAGGGTGAGAGTGTATGTTTACAGAAAATACAACTCTTTCTTCCTCTAAATCTAAAGGTGTAGGTACAGCATGTAAAACTCTGCTATCAAAAAATACAGGTGTACCATTATTGTGTATTTTACTTTTAGTAAAATTAAATCTTTCTATTTCTGTATAGTTTTCTGTTGCAAATATTTGAGGTGTAACTTCAAACTTACCTCTTACAGGAAACAATAACGCACCCCAACGTCTATGGTCGTAGTGTAAATTTATACCACCTGGTGGTAATTTAGAAAAGAACGCCCATGGTTTTTCACCATGTATTGTTCTTTCTGTACTACCGACTTGATCTAAATTCATATTCTCTACAATATCTTTCCACATATTTTCATAGGGTATATTTCTACATTCACTAACATTCCATGCTACACCTGTTCTACTAACTCCATTTACCCAATCACTAGGTTTCAAACTATCTAATACATCTATCAACCATTGTTGATTGTAATAAATGTTATGACATTTGACAAAGAAGTTACCTTGTTCAACCATGTGTCATCTCCGTAAATATTCTGTACATAGGTGGTCTGTATAAATTACAATGGTCATAATCAACTTTGTTTATTTTTAAACCTACATGACCTGCAAGTGTATTTACAGCGTGTTCAGTCCAGTTAAAGTACCATGTGTACTTCCAGTTTCTATCATAAAAGTAAAATGCACTATTCTTTTGAGCATGTTCTAAATCGCCATGTATCCAAGTGTGACCATGTGGGTGATCTGGTTGAAATACTTTATAGTAATTATGAACATGTGACCATAATAGTAAACCACTAGGTGCTAAACAATTCTTTAACGTCATAAAGTTTCTATATTGTTCATCATACGTATACCAATTTTGAGGACCAAAACATATAATTACGTCCCATTTTATATCGTTAGCAGGTTTAAAGTCTGCTTGACTACACAATACATCTGCTTCTTTTCTATAAGGATCAACACCTGTAACATTGTTCAAGTGTTTTTTATATTCGTTTACACCACAACCCATATCTAATATTGTTAGATTAGGTCTTTCTTTTTGCATTGCTTGTAATCTTTTAACAAGAGCGTCACCTCTTATATTCCATTTGTTAGTAATAGGTTTATCGTTTACATCTTTTATTTCACCTACGACACCTGTTGTACTTGTGCCATTTTCTGCTATAAAGTAATTACTTTGATATTGTTTATCTATTTCTTTTACGAAATCGCCCATTGTTTTATCATGCCAATCCATTATACCACCTAGATGTATGGGATATTCTTTATCTCTTACTGTCATAGAAAATTCTTTTTGACAAGCAAGAATAAAATTCATTGTAAAAGGTAATTGATTGATAGGGCTATCTACTGATATGTTCCAGTAAAATAATTCTTCTACTTTACTCCATATTAATTTGTTTATCATTTTATTCTCCAAGACTCACTAAATCTACCTCTAACGTGTATATCTCTGAGCCATTCCATTTTATCGTCAATAGGTCTGAAATCTTTTTTGTTGCGATCAATAATCTCATCATATTCTGGATACATTTCTTTGAACACATCAAATATGTTATTCTCGGTATAGAACAAGTGAGAATAAGCTGTATCTGTATAATAATTTATATCTCTATTAAGTATCTTATATCCAATGTCTTTGTATTCGTTAAGTGCTTTAAAATAATGTTCTCTAACATCTAGTTTGTGTTTCATAAATGTTTTGTTCTTAAATAGTTTTGAATATATGTCTTTTAACAATTCACTTCTATTACCATTAATTTCATAATAACAATCAGCATGATATTTTGTTAGACCATACCAGTACATTGGTATTAAGAAACTTCTACTATAAAAGAAACCTTCAAAGACTTGATCTTTTGTCATCTTATCTGTTGCAACAGCAATCTCATCTATTACATCATTGTTATATGGCTTTGCAGTACCTTTAATATTTTGCCATATCATTTCAGGAAAACCTGTATTAAATTCTGTATTACTTAATCTACTTAAAGTATTAATCTGTATCATATCAAATGGTGCAGGCATGTCAACTATTTCATGTAGACCATACTTAAATGTTTCTAAACTATCGCCAGGTAGAGGAAAAATCAATTCTGTATAAGAAGAAACACCTTTGTCTTTTAAATCTTTTATGATAGGTTTGAAACTCTTAATATCAAACGCATTTCTTCTATTGACATTATCTAAAGTTTCAGGATTTGTAGATTGTAAACTAAAACCAAAAGTGTCATCTACATTTGCGTCTTGTAATTTCTTTGCTAACTTCATTATCTTTTCACCATGTGTCTTTGCCCACGTAGGCATAAATCTACCATTGAATTTACCTGCCTTCTTTTGTTCTACTACAAAATCTACAAGTTTTTCATCTCTAGGAAATATACCAAAGTTACTATCTGCTACATCTATAGCAGTTACATTTCTATCACACATCCATTTTAATTCTTTTAAACATTTTTCTGTTTCAAACATTTGTATCTTTGTATATTTCTTATGGCCTATGTCACAGAAAGAACAAGTATAAGGACAACCTCTATTGCCTTCAAAGATCGCTCTGACTTTTTGTGTGTTGCCTTCTAATAAACTATCAAAGAAACCATTAAGATAGGGACTAGGTATCATTTTAGGGTCGGCATATTCTGCCTCAGCTGCATTGTTAAAATCTTTTGTAACAACACCTGGTATGTTAAGATCATCATCTACTAGTAATCTTCTCATTGTTTCTTCACCATAGTATGCTAACACAGCGTCTATTTCAGGATGTTTTTTACACCATTCAGATGTATATTGTGGTTCAGGTCCACCTACGACTATTCTACATTTAGGATACTTCTTTTTTATTTCTTTCAATGCGTCATATGTTATTTTCCAGTTCCACATATAACAACTTGCAGCTATAAAATCAGGTTCAACTATATCAATCTCTTTGTTCCACCATACACCTGCAAGTTTATATTTCTTTCGTACTTCTTCAAACTGATTACAATAAGACCAGATCGTACCTACTGCTTGTGGTAGATAGGCTGCGTCTGTACCTAAAGGTATCTGTAAGAAATAGAAGTTACGCATTTTTAAAATTCTTTGTATCTGTCCATATAGTCTTCTTATCAACTTTATCAAATAACTTATCTACCCACTCAAATAAATCCATCATCAATACCCAACGAGGTCCTGTATCAGTTAATTTTCTAGGTACAGCGTGTAGCATACGTGTATTGAATATAACAGGACTGTCAACTACAAATGACTCTACTGGATGATTGAATTGATCGTAGAAGTATTGAGGTGTATTTTTAAAATCACCTTTTAAAGGTATACCTAGATTGCCCCACTTGTTGTGGTCAATATGGTTTACTAACCCACCAGGTTTCACATTACTAATAAAAAATGATGGTCTTTTAAATTCTGTATTAAGACCTTCATATAATTCATTTAGTATAGGAAATTGTTTAGGGTTTAAAGGTAGTTCTTCAACATTCCAAAGTAAACCATTTTGATCGTACCCTTGTCTCCATGTTGCTCTTTCAGCATATTCAATTATCTCATTGAAAACGTTAGTGTCGTATTGTAATTTAAATTTTTTATGATACCACATTACGCATACCTATATTGTTCTATTAATCTTTCAAATAAATGTTCATCAAACTTCATACAAAATACTAACATAATAATATCGTCCGATGTACTAAAAACTGAATGTCTTTTGTTTGCGTTAAAGAAAAACATCTGGCCATCTTTAACATCTCTAACTGTATCCTCATATATAAACTTTAAATCTTTTTTATCACACCTGTTAATGAAAGTGATAAATCTTATTTCATCATAGCCATATTCTATTTTGTTTACATCATAATGTTCAGGAAAATAACCACCTGTGTTTAGTTTTAGAAAGTGACATCTCCCTAACCAAGGTTTCCATGGTTCAATGAGTTTTTGTAATTCTTTTGAGTTATCATATACTTCGGTGTATTCTTTAATGTGATGATTTGTAATACTTGTACCATGTATCTTATTGTATTGTAGTAAACTATCTAAATCAGGTATACCACTTAACTTGCCATCTAAACTTGTCACACTTAAACCCCACCTGTTATTTGGGTTTCTTAAATTGTAAGGTTTCCATGAGTCTTTGTATGGCTCAAGGTCTTTCATTATCTGTCTAGTATTGATGTGTTGTTTCATTTGCAACCAGTCACCCATAGTAGATAGTCTTTGAAGTGCTTTGTTTGTTCTATCTATACTACTCATATAAATTTTATCCTTTTGTTTTTCTCATTTTGTTCCCAGTTTACTAACGTACCATCTAGTAATCTTTTCTCTATATCTTCATAACTGTTATGTCGCCAAGCACAAGTTATAATAATTCTATTTTTTTCTGTCTTGTTTTCTACACCATGTATTTCAGGACCTTTAAATATCCAAGGTGCAAATTCTTTTGTTAATCCATTTTTTTCATATGTCATTCTATACTTTTCTGTACTTCTATCAAAACTATCATAGAAGACTTGTGGACTTGTATCACTAAACTCACCTCGTATTGCAAAGTTTAAAGCAGCAGGTCTGTTTCTATCTTGGTGTGGTGGTGCACCACCTACTGCTGTTTGTGTGTACAATACAGTATCAAAAGATATTGCAGGTGTAAAAAGATTTATCAACTCATAATGAAACTCACTAAAAGGATAGTTTTTACATTCTCGTCTAGCGTTAAATGCCTCTTGTACAGTCCATCTTATGTGACCACAATCAAACAGATACCAATTGTTATCGTCTATATTCTCTAAATGATTTAATAGATATTCTCTATCATACCAAAGAGATTTAAGTTCCCGACAATACGGTGCTGATCTTGTTTCTTCCAAGGACGTCAACCTTATCTCTGGCGTTATCATTAAACCTTTCATAATTCGTTTGTATAATTTCTAAATATTTTATCATTGTATCAACGTCTGATACTTGAAAACACGTCATAGGATTGTGTGTAAAGTCTTCATACTTACAATGTTTCATAATTAGATTGTCTATAATCATAGCGTATCTATGACTACAATTTCCTAATCCTTCTTTACTCATACTCTCTAACATACCTATAGATGTGGCCCAATCACCATTAGGGTCAGGTAAGTTTTTTAAGTATGATAAATTTTCTGATTTGTGATATGCGTTTTGTACGTAACAATTATCAACACTTGTAAAATACACTTCATCAATACCTAGTTCTCTTATCTTGCTGTAATAGAAGTCATATGCTTTTAAATGTGTGGCTGCATACTCAACTAGAAATACACCAGGCAATCCTATTAGTAATATCTTCTTATCTTTAAATAATTCGTGTGTAGAATACCAGTTTGTGGCTGCACTATCTTTGTGCATAGTTTTAACATCTGGTATTATATCGCCAACTCTTATCATAACGTAATCTCCTTTGATTTCAAAAAACATCTCTTGGCTTTTCTTCCCCACCAGAATAAATGCTTTGAGTGGTCTACTATATCTTTATATTTATAAACGGTTACAGAAACGATATTGTTAACTGAAACTAGTGGTTTGTTATCATAAAACCAACTATACCAGTTTTTGTTAAATTGTTTTTCTATATCATCTCTTTCATATGTGTCAATAATGTGCTTGTTAAACTGGCACGCTTCTGATACATCAACATTATATTCTTTCTTACATATGTCTATAACCTCTTTGTGTACCTTGTCTATGTTTCTATACAAGAAAGAAGCTGTTGCACCATTATCTTGTATATGAAAATCATCACCACCTTCTATTGTTCTACCCCATGTCTTATCTTCAAATAAACTTTGTTTCAAACTGTTTGTGTGATTTTTATATTCCTCATTTAGTATACCATTACCACTTCTACTATACTCAAATAATTTTTTATAAAAATCTATAAAAGATACATTATGTTCTCGTTTTAGATATGTGGCTGCAACTTGACTAACGCCATGATAGTGATGAGGTATCACAAGACCTTTAGCGAAAAAATACATGTCTATATAATCTTGTTTACTATAACTTTTACTTTCATAGGCAACATAATCAATCTCACCATTACTATCTTTAGGATAAGTATTACCACCTGCAGGTGCAGCTGTCTTTGTATATTTGTATCCGTATTTGTTTTTATATTCAGGATCAGAAAAAGGAGTATTAGGTACAATACTCAAAGGGTGTACTGTCAACGCATGGTCACTTCCTAATTCTAGTATCTTACCTATACCTTCTATCCATGTGTCTAATGTTTCTTCAGGTAAACCTACAATTAGTTCACAATAATTATCAACACCTGCTTTGTTATAGTCGCCAACAATTTGTTCTAATTTTTCATTTGCAAGATTAATTCTTTTGATTGCTTTTAGTGTTTTAGTATTCATACTTTGTAAAGCAATTGTAACACCACGTCTTATCTTTGCTTCTTTATTAAGAATTTCACCCAACTCTACAATTCGTTTAGGTTGTTGTTTTGCTGTACTATAATCTATCTGTCTAGGATAACCAGTTTCATTTCTACATTTAGCAATATGTCTTATGAAGTCAACATCTCTATTGAACATACCTACATTACTATCGCCAAAGTATAAGAAGTCAATTTTATTTTTTACAATCCAATCTATCTCACCTATTACTCTATCATAATCAAACATGGCAATCTTATTGTAATATAAATCTTGTTGATCGCAGAAAGAACAACTATATGGACAACCTCTATTAGTTTCTATGATAGCACTATATTGTTTACCAGGTTCCATAAGACTATCCATCAACCCACTTAAATAAGGACTTGGTATATCGTTTAATTCTCTATCTGGTTTAGGTGGTGTGTAAGAGTCTTTCGTCATTACACCTGGGTATGTATAGTTACCTTTTAGTATTTCAGCAAATGCTCTTTCACCTGCATATGTAACTATAATATCGCATAGATCAGTATTGTCTTCTAGCCAACTTTGTTTGAATGGCACTTGTGGTCCACCCATTACTATTTTGCAATTAGGATATTTCTTTTTGACTGCTCGTGCTAACTGACAAGTTATGTCCCAGTTCCACACGTATGTTGATAATGCTAAGATGTCAGGATTGTCTATCTTTTTTAGATAGTCCTCTACAGACTCTCTTTCAAAGAAGATGTTTCCTAGTTCCCAATCTGTTACCTGTGTCTTACAATATTCCCATATGTAAGCAACACTTAACGGTAAAAAGATAGCGTCAGCAATTAGATTGTTTATTTGAGTAAAATATACCTTTTTCAAGCTTCATTCCTTAATTCTCTACTCTACCCTCTATTGATATTTATACATAAATATGTTATAATATATTATGAAAAATGTAAATATAGTATGTACAAGTAAACCAGGTGATGGTCTGTTTCATTACAGTTATGAACATTGTTGTTTTCTCAACGACCTAGGTATAAGTGCCAAACTGATTGTTATACCCAATAAAAAACACATAATACAAGATTATATTGACGCAATAAATGAGTGTTATACAAAGTTTGAAAACATAGTGTTTAATGACTATATGCCACGGTCAGATGACGTAACTTTGATTATGGGTAGAAGTATGTTAACACTTGCATACCTTGATTACAATAGTTATACTGAAGAACAAAAACTAACATTACACAGTTTGTTTAGTAATAAACTTATATCTGTATATTCAGAAAACCATGTTAAAGAATATCCTATTGCACTAGATTTTTACGGACCTGAGGAAGTAATTGACTTATGTGACCATGAGGTATATGTAAACGGTGTAGGCGATCAGTTTGAAAAGATAATAAACTTTAGTATATACAAACCTATAGTTGATAATATACAATTTAAATATCTATTTCTAGGAACAAATAGAACATACTATAGAGAAGTAGAAAAGCATATCAAAGATTATTCAGATCATGGTATTTTGGCATATAAAGATAAGTTTATAAATGAAAAACGCAATCACGTATATGTACCTGTCAAAAATTTACTAGGTCTTTTTGATACATACGTTTACACTAAACCTAATTTTGATCCTGCACCTAGAATTATACAAGAATGTAAGTGGTTAGGAAAAGAAGTGATTTATTTAAGAGATAAATCTATTAAAGATGGTGGACCTGTATATTGGGAAAGACCTGCAAAATGTTTAACTGAACAAAAAGATAAGATAGAAAACTTACTAAAACATTTAAGATGAGCGATATAGCATTTTATAGAAGATCAAAAAAAGGAATAAATATTGATATAAGCAATAGATGTCCACTTGAATGTATGAGGTGTCAAAGGCAGACAAACTTTACACTTGAAGGCAGAAAAGTTTATGGTCGGGATGCTACGATGGATGAAATAAGAAAGTTGTCTGATTATTTTTCATCATTTAATTTCTGTGGTCAGTTATCTGATCCAGTACATCATCCCAAGTTTGTTGAAATATTAGAGTACCTGTATAATAAAGATATACAAGTTACAGTACATAATGCCTCGTCTGCCAAATCTAAAAGTTGGTACATAAAAGCATTTAAGGCACACCCTAGAGCAAAATGGATATTTGCAATAGATGGCTTACCTGAAGAAAGTAACATGTATAGAGTAAACCAAGATGGTAAAAAGTTGTATGAAATTATGTTAGAGTCAAAAAAATATTTAAAACAAACACCATCATGGCAGTTTATAGTGTTTAGTTACAATGAACATAATTTAGAAAAGGCAAAACAAATGGCAATAGATGAGGGTTTAATGTTCATAGTATTACACTCATCAAGGTGGATGGGAGAAAGTGACCCATTAAGACCTAAGTCAAAAGAATATAATTTAGCATATAAAGGATACGTAAGACCACAATGAAAAAAGATCCTTTAAAAGGCAAGTTTGTTGCTCAATGTATGAATGGTAAAATGCAAATGGCTATGAGTAATAGAGGTCATTTATTACCTTGTTGTTGGTGTGACCAAGAATGGACATTAAGTACGCCTTTGTTTCAAAGATTGTTAAAAGTAAGTAAAGTAAGTGAAGCAGAAAATATAGATGAAATAGTATTAACAGATGAATGGAGAGAGTTTGAACAAATAATGAAAGATGGTGAGGCAGGCGATCACAGTAAAGTACCTAAAAATTGTCTATATCATTGTTTACAAAGAGGTGAAGATAAATTAAAAATAGAACATCATTTAGATGAGGAAGGTAAATCAATAGTAAAGAATAAAGTATGAAGAAACTAATAGTAAGTGGATGTAGTTGGGGAGATAAAAACTTTTACTCACAATTTCATCCTGAAATGGATTGCGATTGGCCTAAATGGCCTCAATTACTAGCAGAAAAACTAAACATGGAATGTATTAATTTATGTAAATCTGGTGCAGGACAAGAATACATTTACAGCTCTTTATCAGATGAGATACTAAATCATAATAGAGAAGATATAGGTTTTGTTATGGCTGCATGGTCAACTGCACCTAGACGTTGTTATAAAATAAAAAATAGATGGACTAATGATAGAGAAGATAAAAGAGGTGACTTGTCTTATTGGACAGAAAAGAGTATAAGATATCAATATGCTTTTCAAAATCTTATGGAACAAGCAAGACTTCCATATTTACAGTTTCAGATGATTAGTTTATATAGAGGCTACTTATGGGAAATAAAAGTGAAAGAAGAAAATTTAACAAGAAATTTAAGACCTCAACAAGTTGGTATATTACATAAAAACGTACAAGATCAATCACTCAACGTTTTAAGAAATACAAAATACAAGTTTAATAATAAATTTTTTAACTGGCCTACAGATGAATTATTAGGAGGTTCATCTTTAGAGTTTAGTGTATTAAATGAATCACATAAAATATCAGAAATAGATAGGCACCCTAATGCAAAAGGCCATGAGAAAATTGCGGAACACTTATATGAACAAACACAGAAAGAGAGGTAATTGATGACTGGATGGGATAGAGATTATCTAGCAAACAAAGATGAATACTTAAAACTTTTTGATAATGTTATGCAAAAAGAAAACGAAAGAAACGTTGAGTTTTTAGAAAAGAAAATACAAAAAGTTATCAACAGAAAATATGTTGTTGCCTGTGCTAGTGGTACAGACGCTTTACAATATGCTCTTATGTGTTATGCCATAAAACCTGGTGATGAAGTATTAGTTACAAACTTCTCATGGATATCTTCAGCGTCATGTGTAGCAATGAATGGTGCAACAACTGTATTTTGTGACGTTGATCCAAAAACAAATCATATGTCAATTGATAGTATCAAACGTATGTATTCAGACAAAACAAAAGCAATTGTATATCCTCATTTGTTTGGCAATATATCTGATATGACAGAAATACAAAACTTTTGTGAAGAAAAGAATATTGCACTAATAGAAGACGCTTGTCAATCATTTGGTGCAAGTAGAAATGGTCAACAAGCAGGTACATTTGGCGATATTGCAACATTAAGTTTCAATGCAAATAAACCTGTTGCAGGCATATCAGGTGGTGGTGCTATTTTATTAGATCAGAAAGGTAAAGCAGATTTTTTAAAAAAAGTAAGAAGACACGGCAACGGTGATGTATTAGGATATAACTCTAAAATGTTAGCAATCAATGCTGAGTTTATTAGTCATAGAATGGACAAAATGCACGAATGGCAAGATAAACGTTTTAGAATTGCAAAAAGATATACTCACAATTTAAAAGATTTGCCTGTGACTATACCACATGTAGATGAGATTGTAAATCATTGTTATCACAAATATGTCATAAGATTAGAAAACAAAGAAACAAGGGATTTACTAAAGAAAAGACTTAATGCTAATGTACATTATCCTATGCCTATATCAGAAAACCCCTTGTATAAAACACACATACATAGAAAAGATAACTGCTTGAATTCCCAGTTAATATGTGATACAATATTAACATTACCTATTCATCCATATTTAACAGATGATGAGGTGGATAATACATGTAAAATTATAATGGCTACAATATGAAAGAAATAATTATAAGCCCAAATATCACTAGTTTTTGTTATATAGATGATGACAATAATATGATTGATATAACAGATAAGATACCTTATAGATTACTTCAATTTGTTAAGAAAACAAAGTTTCTATTTGGCGATGATATAATTTTAGACAGAGCGTTAGTAAAAAAACACAATGAAGATATTTACGAGTATCTTATAGAAAAGGCTTATGAAAGAGAAGACTTTTTGTTTAAACAAACAAGATTTAAAACATCAGCAAAGGAACAATTACTAATAGCCTTTAATAAATTATTTTTTACTAAATTTGATAATAGATGATAACGTTAAAAGAAATACAACAGAATTATTTAGCCATAGATTTTTTTATGTCTATGTCTTGTAATAAAGATTGCCATTACTGTACAAGTTATACTTTAGAAATGAGAAACTTGACAGTTGATATGGATTTCCTAAAACAAACACTAGACTATTTAAAAAATTATAAGATACGTGTTTGTCTTCTAGGTGGTGAGCCAGGACTAATTAAAAATTTAGATGATGTAATTGCTGAAGTTAAAAGCAGACCTAATCACGTATGTTCAGTACTATCAAACTCTTTTGTACGTAAAAGATATCCACATATACTAAAAGATCCTGATATACTTTATGTTGAACATAATATATTAGATTTTTACGAAGACGGAATTAAAAAACTAGGTAATTTAGATAGATTAGAACCTTATGGTTTCATACAACCAAATGATTATAACAATTACAATCTATGTGTAAAAACACCGAATTACTTTAAATACAAAGATAAGTTTCCTGAAGAAATGATAAAGTTAAATCATAAAAACACAATGTGGAAATCATTTAATGGTAGAACACCTAACAAAGATGATGTTACAGCAGTACACGAACAAGCTGCAGAAATAGATCGTAAGATGTGTGCAGCTTTTCCTATGGTACCTGTTATCAATTTTGAAACAAGAAAACTTGTACATTGTAGTAAGAAGTTTGCCAATAATGCAATTCACTCCAAAACATTTGACATAACACAGGAGAATATAGATAAGATGATGAATTTTAGATTATTTAAATATGAGAACTATTGTAAAACATGTATGGAATGGGTTGAACCTAAAGGTCATTTTCCTTTATCAAAATATGCGAGTGTACTAAATGGATAAAATATTTGCAGTTGCTTTAAATCTACACGATCATAATACATATGATGGTGTGTATCATAATCAAAGAGAAAGAGAAACTAGATTTAAACATAATCTACCATATCACGCTGAGGCGTATGCTCATCAATCAGATATACTTAACGTAAGTGATTATAGATTGAATGATGAGTTTACTGAACAATACTTTAAAAAACCAGATGACGCCATACTAGCATTTACATATACGTTTGGTGGTATTAGAAAATCAAAAGAAGAATTGTGGAGTACAATATTAAAAGGACATAATGAGATATTTAATTACGATCCTAAAAAACTATGGGATCACTATCACAAAGATAATGTTTATTTTATAGATCATCATCAATCACACGCTGCTTATGCGTTTCTTAATTCAGGTTATAAAGAGTCTGACATACTTGCGATAGATGGTATAGGTTCTAAATTTAGATGTGTATTTTTTGATAAAGAACAAAACTTAATTGATCTATCAGACAAGTTACCTATTGGTTGGTTGTGGAATCATATGTCAGGTCTTACAGGTTTTGGTACATTAGGTGCAAGTAAACTTATGGGTAAAGTAGGATATGGTAAATTTAGTAGATATTACTATACATGTTTTGAAGTTATACTTGATAGTCCTATAACTGAAAAGAAACAAGAACACTTTAAACAAATAGATGTAGATACACACGGCCTAGATGACTTAGCATATACACTACAAAGATTTACTTTAGATAAAATAAAAGAACATGTATATCCATTAAAAACTTGTGATAACTTATGTATCGCAGGTGGTGTTGCTTATAATGGTTACATGAATGAAGAATTTACAAAACATTACAAGAATGTATTTGTACCACCTGCAATAGGTGATGAAGGACAAGCCATTGGTGCATATCAACATGCTGATTTTGTCTTAAATGAAAATGTACATAAATCAGAATTGTATGCTGGTAAAGAGTATGAGTATATAGGAGAAGAAAAAGTAAATTATAAAGAAGTAGCACAAGCAATAGCAGATGGTGCTATTGTAGGTTGGTTTCAAGGCAAATCAGAAAGTGGTAATCGTGCATTAGGTAATAGAAGTATATTAGCAGACCCTCGTAATCCTGATATAAAGAATATTATTAATCACACTATAAAGATGAGAGAAGACTTTAGACCTTTTGCACCTGTAGTGTTAGAAGAACATTACAAAGAATACTTTGATACAAAAGGCGGCCCTAGTCCTTATATGTCTAGGATATGTAAAGTAAAAACTGATAAAGTACCAGGTATCACACACGTTGATAATACTGCTAGAATACAGACTATAAATATAAAAGACAATGAAAAGTTTTACAATATAGTGAATGAGTTTTACAAAATTACAGGTATACCGATGTTATTGAATACAAGTTTTAATTGTCAGGAACCTATTGTAGAAACACCTCAGCACGCTATAAGAACTTTTAAAAAAACAGGATTAAACTTGTTGATAATAGGAGATTGGATAATTAGAAAATGATACCTAACTCAATGACACATTATAGTCTTTTAAAAAAGAAAAGAAGACACGTTATCAGTTATAAGAAAGACGTCCCATCAAAAAAAATTATAGACGGAGCTTTAGAAAAAGCATTGATAACAACATCATCTAAAAACAATATGTTTGCATATAGAATACATGTCTATGGTCCTGAACAACAAAAATGGAAAGAAAAGATATGGACTCTATCTAACAAAAATCATATTTACGTTGACAAAGATACAAATGATTTAGGTTTATCTAAAGTAACACATGACGCAAAAAAGAATCCTAATCCAAACTACAATCACGTAAGAACAAATCCTTATTTGTTTGTATTTCATAGCAGAGTTGTACGTAAACCAAATGCGTTTTATCAAAGACAGATAGATAATGGTAGTCATACAGCTGATGAACAATATCCAGAATATGTAGATAAGATTATAGATCACGTTGCTTTAGAAGTAGGAATGTTTGCAAATAATCTAACAATTTATTTACTTGAAAAGGGATTAGATGTATCATATAATATATGTTTTGTAAGAGATACACAAGAATGGCACGATTTAGGTTTTAGTTGGGTAAAAAGAAGACCAATATTAATTATGAGTTGTGGATATGCTGAAGAAACAAGAGAACAATGGTTGAAAAAAAGTAGTGAAGATGGAGATACATGCCCACCGTTAACAGATATAGTGAGTTGGATTAAATGATAGAACGAGATCAATTACAATACTTAAAAAATATTTTAAGTTTACACAATAACCACATAGATTATAATCTATTAGAAAAAATAATCTATACAATTAAAGAAGAACCTGATTTAGAGTATAATATACTAGACTCTTTTAGTAGTCCTCAAGTTAATGCAAAAATGAATATTATAAACCATTGTGATAAACTTGGTTTAATAACAGATCAATCAGAAATAACAATATTCGGTTGTTGGTTTGGCAGTATTCTAGTACCTGCATTGGCGCCTAGAGTAAAAAAGATTACAGCAATAGATATGGACGATAGAGTTATAAAGATTGCAAAAAATAAATTATTTTACAACTATGAAAATGTGAACTTTATATCAGATGACATATTCAAAGATTTTAGAAACGAATATGAGAAAACAGATTTATTCATTAATACTTCGTGTGAACATATGCGACCAATGTCTGAATGGGGACCTATAGGACCTAAATCACTATATTTCAATTCAAAATTTGGTGTGCCTGTTACACGTAAAGTTCCATGGTGGACAAGAATGAAAAAGACAGCACATTTTGCCTTCCAATCAAATGATATGTTCAATATTGATACACATATAAATTGTGTAAACAATGGCGATGAATTTAAAACACAATTACCTACAAACACCGAAGTACTTGTTGAAGATGAGATCAATGATGAAAGAGGAACAAGATTTACATTAATAGGAAAAATATTATGAAAAGAGTAATTTATAGTTTGTACATTGATATACCCACAAAAGATATTGATCTGTTTGATAAAAATATTTTAAAAACAGGTGATACGCCTATGAACATAAGAACTAAACAACAATTTGCAAAACACTATGGTGATCTACGTGCTTGTAAACAAATTTATGCTGACGCCATTGGTGCTGATTTTATTATGTATGAATATGATACAAACTTTTCACTATGGTCAGAGCAAATTAAAAACGCATATCCATATCTTACAATGTACAATATAATAAATTTCTATAAGATACATTTAATGTATGAATTAGCTATGAAGTATGATGAAATATTATTTTTAGATTTTGACGTTGTGCCTATGAAAAATGTAAACTTTTTTGAGGCGTGGGACTTAACAAAAGGTATAGCTGTACTAAACAACAATAATAAAATAAGTAAAATAGAATCAGTAACAGATACATCACAAACAATAAGAAGTCCATCATCAAAATATTTCAACGCTCAGGCAATGTTGTTTGAAAAAGGTTTAAGCACAAAGAATGATGTTATTAATACAGGTATTGTAGGTATTAACAAAGATCATTTAGTAAAACTAAATTACTTTGCAAACTTTGAAAACGACTTAAAAATGATGTCAGACTTAAAAGAAAGCTCTGATATTTTTCCTAAAAAAGTATTACAATATTTTGGTTGGGATAATGAAACATTATTTTCAGTTAAACTAAATGAGAACAATGTGCCAGTACAATGGTTAGATGATAAGTGGCATTATTTTTTATATATTCAAGGCTTTATACCTAAAGAAACTATACTTTGCCACACTATCAATAAAGACTTTGATCTTGTGTGGAGAAGACTTAATGCTTAAAATATGTACTGTATATTTTGATGGTTTCTATACACCAGATTATGTTTCTAAACTTTATGATAGTTTAAAAAAACATTCAACAGTTGACTTTGAATTTGTATGTTTAAGTGATACGGATGTCAAAGCCGATTTAGTCTTACCTTATAATCATCATAGTAATATAAAAAAACACTGGCATAAACTTAAATTCTTTAGTCCTCATTTTGCATATCAGAAACCAGATGATGATATAATCATTATGGATATAGATCAAGTTATTGTAAATAACATAGATGAATTACTTAACTATCCAGTAGAACAAGACGAACTAGTAACCTATGGTCAATGGTGGGAAAACAAATTAGGTATTAATGGTGGTTTCTATAAATTTAAATCAGGTAGTTTAAAGTTTGTATGGGACGACTTTGCACTTAATCCTGAATACTGGCAATTACATTTTTATAATAATGGTACTGTACATAAGAAATACTATGGCGAACAAAACTACGTTAAATGGAAAATATTAGAACACAAAGCAAAACTAACCAAAACACCTAGTGAATGGATTGCGAAATATACAGATGACTATACAGAAAACTTAAAATTAAATCAAATGTATATGCAGAAATTTGATACTGATTACATGATACTAGACAAAGAAGTGAACGACAAACTGAAAGTTGTACACTTTACAGGAGTAGGAAGAAAGATAAATGAGAATTATTTGTTGTAGATTTGGCGATAAGTTTAATCAATGGCACGTTGATAACTTAAAACATATGATAGATGAATACTCTGGTCTAAAGTATGATAGTTTTGAAGTTATAGAAGACGACCTATATGGTAATTGGTTTAACAAATTTCAGATGTACGATAGGTTCCGAGATGGGGAGAACTTGTATTTTGATTTAGATATGATTATCTACAACAAGTTACCTAATCTAGTAAGAAAAGATTTTACGTTATTAGACGATACGTGGTGGAGAGAACCTGCTCACACACCTTTAAACTCATCTATAGTATCATGGACTGGTGATGTATCTTATATATGGGATAAGTTTAAAGAACAAGACTCTTTCTACGTGGATACCTACACTAGAGGTAGTGATGAATGGTACTATAAATTCATTGACTATAAAACGTATGAAAGAGTATGTCCTTCAATTAAAGACTATCTCTATTATAAACCTTTGTCCTACAGTATGATTACACTTGGTCAAATGCAACATATAATGGAAAAAGGTTGGACTGGTTGGTATTCTAACTATTTTCTAAAATCTGACAAGCAGTAGCAATAATATCTTTTTTAGTTTTTGATTGTCTTAACTTTTTCTTTAATTCTTCTTGTTTAGAATCTTTGATTTCATTTAATTCAAATACTGCTAACTTCAACGCAAATACGTGATCTAAATTTTCATCATCACCAAAAATAGCTTCTACTACTTTAGGATAAAATTTAGTATCAATTTTATTTGAGTCCATTATTAGACCGTCTTGTTTTGCAATTTGTAAAACTGTATCTTCAAAGTCTTTTCTTTGTTGTTTCTTTTGTTGATATGTTGCCTCATGCAATTGATCTACAGTAAAAACAGTTTGTAACGCTTGAAACTTAACATCTTTTTCATCAAAAGGTATAACGTATGGTATAGTTGCTGTCTTATCTTCGTTTGTCATTAGTATTTCAATGTTTTGTCTTTCATTGTCAACAAAATGAGCAGTTATAAAATGATCTTTTAAATATTCTTCAGTTAACATGTTTGTTCTCCTTAATATAGTCATATAAATTAATTTTAGGTGACCAACCTATTTTATTTAGTAGTGTATTATCAGCAAGGTTATCTAATCTTTCGTTTTGTTCTCCCACAACACGTTCACAGTTAATTCCAAAGTATTCAATTAACTCTACAAGATTGTTTGTAGTACCAGAACCTAAATCTGTTACGCCTCTTAAATTTGATTTAATTAAAGTATCTATCCCTCTCACTAAATCGTCAACGTGTATAAAATCTCTACTATGATTTGTGTTGATATAAGGAACATCATTTCGTAATATTCTTGGTATCAACATTGTATCTCTAGCATTAGGACCATACACGGTCGTAAATCTCATACCCATACTATTATCAGGAGCAACACGCTCTAAAGCATATTTACTCATTGCATATGGATTTTTCCAAGGTTCGTGTGCTGTTGATGAACTTGCGTATAAGATTCTTGTATCTTTGAAATAATCAAAAAGTCTTTGACCTGCGATTACATTTTGTATCCAGTACTCTTCCGATTTATCTAAACTATCTCTAACGCCAGATAAACCAGCGAGATGTATAACTAAATCTACAGAATATTTTAAGTCGCAAGAAAGTAAATCATTGCCTGTTGTTTTGTCCAGACAAATTACTTCGTGTTTTTGATCTGTTAAGAATTTATTTAAGTGTTGACCTATGAAGCCTTCACTACCTGTTAATAA